TCCTTAGAAGCTGAGATAATCATGATCTTCTTTTCTTTGTTATTGAAAAGAGTCCACAACACAAAGGCACCGGTAATCCAGGATTTACCTACACCTCGAAAGGCTTGAATCTGTAAACGCTTAGGACCATGTTGGAGGTAGTCAGCAATAGAGTATTGTGCTCTTGTTGGAGAGGGCAACTCAAGCTGATTCCAAAGGGCCTGGAGAAAGACTTTGAAGTCTTCCCTTAAAAGATCTAACGTACTCTTCTCAGGAGCGGCTGTAGGACGCTTTGCGGGCATAGATATGTGGGAATATATAGGAAGACCCCCAGAGGCACCTTGCAGAGGCTTCTAGGGGTCAATTAGCGACGAATAGTGGTTACTTCAACTTGGTGGTATAACGCTTACCATCCCAGACAAAGGAACTCATGCCAGAGTTACGGGCAGAAGCAAAGGCATTGTCAAAGCTCTTGGCTTTGGACATCTTTGGTGCAGGCTTAGGCTTAGCACCTGCAGCTGGTTTCTGGTATTGACCACCAAAGGAGTCTGCAGACTTACCCTTGGCTTTGATAGCAGCGTTTGCAGCAGCTTGTCCTTCCTTAAGACCAGCACGTGCTGAAGCAGGGCGAGGTGCAACCGTTTCAGCAATAGCTTGGACACCAAGACCACGGGCAGCATTGATAAAGGGCCCAACTTGATTACGGAGCATCTGTTGGGACTTAGCTAGGTTGGCAGCTGCGGTGGGTTTTTGTTGGGCACGAGGGGCGCTTGCAGCAGAAAGCCGATTGATCTTGTCATAGCTGCTATTACCACCAGTGGCACGGATGGTGTTGGTAGTGCCTCCGACAGGTTTGGGCTTGGGAGATTGAGGGGGTGGAGTTACCTGACGGTCACCTTGACCTGTTGTCACCCGTCCACCAGCAGAACCAGGCGTTACACCCTGACCACTGTTGGAGACTGTTGCTCTGGAAGTAGCTTGACGACCGCTTCGACCTTCGCTTTGACGCCTACCGTCAGGTCGTGTAGTGATACCAGATGAAGTAGTCCTTTGTGCGGCTCGTACTTGACTAGCTTGGCTGGGCTTGGCGCTAACTGGCCGTGTTGCGGCGGTAGCAGGAGTACCTTTGCCAAGAGTAATTGTAGGTTTCTTGTTAGCCATTACCTTTCTTTTTATCTTTCTTGGGAGCTAGTGCAATATCAGTACGGAAGTTCTTACTAGTACCGGTAGCAATCTTTAGGGAGTCTTGCTTAGGCGTTGCAGGCTTAAGTGCAGCCACCTTGCCGCTGTCAACAATCTCCTTTGACTTAGCCATCTGTTGGCTCATGTTTTCACGAGACTTAGCCCGTGCAACAAACTCCTGATCGTTCTTTAATAGAGGATTGGAGGTGTTAGAAGTGCCACGTGTTGATTGACGTTTCGCCAAGGCACCTGCAAGATCTTTATTAGCCATGGCCCACTGAGCCATACCGCGCTCTTTGTCTGTACCACCTGGAGCGTTGTAGGCAGGTGATTTTGCTGCAGGCTTAGCGGCTGGCTTACTTGCAACGGGCTTACGTGATGCAGACCGTGGAGCTGAATAAGAAGACGGGGGTGGAAGCTTGGGTGCAGACGGAGCTTTAGCCGCTGATGCCGGCTTTAGTGGAGTAGGGTTAGCCTCATTACCACCACTAGAATTCCTCATTTCGTTGCCATACTTGGCATTAAACTGAGCTTCGGTCAGACGACGACCAGAGGCAGCAGGCTTACTAGCCTTAGGCTTAGGCTTTGCACCTTCAATTTGACGTACCTGTGAAGGCGTCAGAGGATTGCCGTTTTTATCGGTCTTATTGGAGTAGGTAAAGTTATCGTTAATACCTTTTCCAGCCCAATTCAATTCGTTGCCAATCCGTTGACCAACGCCAACTTCTTTGCCAGTAAGGGTGTTGACGGTTACCCAGCGGCCATTCTTTTTAACGGTTTTGTATGCCATAATTAGTTAATATGAGAAAGGATCAGTTGTTCTCTTTGGGTAACCCCAAAGGTGTCTCTCATCCAAGAGAGCCAGTTATTACTTCCTTTTGCCTGATTACATGCCCTACAAGAAGGCACGAGATTGCTTGCAAGGGATGGGCCACCGTTGGAGCGAGGCCGCACATGGTCGATGGTAAGTTGATCGAGGTCATGTTGTATTCCACAATAAACACATTGACAATTGAAATGTTCTTTAATTGCACGACGATGTAGTCTTTTGGCTTCAGAGCTTGTCATCGTTATTAGGTTGTGGAGATAATGATCAGGCGTTGGGAAGAGGGGAGTCATTACCGCTTAGCGTTTGTCTTACGTGCACCCTTTGCACGATTCGCCTTACGAGGAATAATCCGCAGATTATCCTTGTTGTTATTATTTGGGTTGTTATCCTTGTGGTCTACTTCGTGACCAGCAGGGATGTCACCCATTGACCGACGTGCCCGATGCCTTGAAGCATCTTCAGCTTTATGGTCACGTCGATATGCTTTGAGATAACCAGACCGGGCTTTATACTCGGCCTTCCAATCTCGTGCCATGCATCCGACTCCGAACTAGTTCTGGATCAATCTTGGGCAGGATGGCCACACGTTGATCTAGGGGGGAACCTTCAACAGCAATGCCGTTGATATCATTTGACTTAAGCCAATCTGCACTAGCCTTTAGATCCTGTGTAGTTGCCTCTCCTGATTTGAGGCGACGAAGGAATTCCTCAGTAACAAGACGGTGCAATTCGGAAAACTGGTCTTCAGTTGCCTTTTTCTGTTTTGCCATAGTGGCCATTAGTTAATAGGTAAATAGATGCGGATTGAAGATTGTCTGGATTATCTTTGAAATGCCCAAGCCCTACATTACAGCCCGAGCATAAAAGACCACGAACTTTATTGGTGCCATGATTGTGATCAACAACAAAGCGGCCTTTATGGCCGGGTGTCTCAGTACCACATATTTTGCAGCGTCCGTTTTGTGCTTCCAGAAGTGCATCATATTCATGAAGAGTAATGCCAAAACTGGCCATAAGCTTATTTGCCCTATTCTTGGTAGGATCATAATATACCTTACGGTGTTTGTTAATGCAGTGCTTGCAATGACTAGAACATCCTTGTGAAAGTCTATGGTCCTTATAAAACTGATCCAACTCTTTCTTCAACCCGCACTTGGTGCAGGTTTTCATTTAGACATTTCTAAGTGCTATCTGGTCCAGCTTATTCTCAATCCGAATCATGTGATCTTCCATCTTCTGGAGTGCATTGGATAGCTCATTACGTGGAACGTACTTTTCAGCAACACGTAGTTCCATTTGGTCAATGCGCCGGTCCAACTCAGCCACCTTGTTGGTGGTGCGTGAGTTAAGGGCTGCCATGCCACCACTAGCGCCAATGACTAGTGAGACAACACCCGTTAGAATTGCTTCAATCATTGTCTTTAAAATTAGTAATCCCAACGGATACGTTGACGACCAGTACGGATGCCGATGTGTACAAAGCCACGATAACTAGCCCCATAACCGACGCTATAGGGCCATTCTTTATCGCACCACTTTTCAAACTCTAGGCAGCTAGTATTGATGGGATAGACATCCACAGCACCACAACCAGACTTGTAGAGGTGCTCGCTATTGGAGGCACCGCCCACGGCGTTGTTGACCTTTACGGGGCGGTGTCCTGATGTAATCTTTAGTGGACCAAACTTGTTTCGTGCTCGCTCAAGAAACTCACAGAGTTCAATGGCGATATCACACTGAGCTTGATTGGTAAACCGCCGTGCTTCTTGGTTGAGTGTAAGTTCTCCATACGTAAAGTGAGGAGTGACATTCAAACCAAAAGGAGAAGCAGGCGTCAGTTTTGGAGGCCCAGGAGGAACCCTGCGGAAGATCTCAGCAAAGATTTCAAGTGTCTTGGGGTCTACATGTTGTTGCAGATACTCCCAAGCTTCAAGTTGTTGTGGTTCCCCCTTGTCGTATTTAGAAGCGTCTGCAAACTTGATAGTCACTTCAGTAGGTCTTTAGCTTTTTGCAGCTTGTCGTCTTCAGTGCGGAAAGGCTTAAGGGAGTTGACAGCATTCAGGAGAACCTGAACGATGCTGTTCTCCTTAAGCTTGCTGGTGCCGACAACTTCGGAACCAAGGAAGAGCGCAAGAAAAGCAAGGGTCTCATAGGAGACTTTGATACCAAGAAAGGTAAGCATTATCTTTTAATAAGGGTAAGTGTTATTAAAGGTTAAACCTTTTAGAGCCCGAAGAGAGTTTTAAGTTCAACCACAGTCAACCCAGCGGCCTCTAGCTTCTGCTCGGTCGTCAGTTCAACAGGGGCCACAGCTTCGGGGGGCCGGGCTGGTGGTCGATCTTGGTGGTGCCAGCCTTTGCACGTACTGCCATGGGTAATTAGTGAAGGTGACTACGCGCCTTCAAGAGCAGATAGCCGTGTCTCCAAGGCTTCAATCTTGGCGATGGCCTCTTGAAGGGCAGCGGTCAGCAGGGGCACAAGCTTGGATTGGTCGATGCCTTGGTAGACGGGGTTGCCGTCCTCGTCCACTTCATCCTTGGCGCCAGTGATGGCTTCAGGGACGATGTTCTGCACCTCGTGAGCCAAGAAGCCGTCAACCGTCTTGCCAGGGTCAACAATGAAATTGAAACGACTGGGCTTCAGTTGCTGTAGGCGGATGATGCCATCAGTAACTGCGGTGACATTTTCTTTAAG